TGCAACATTGGGGGTTCCAGCAATATGTACTTTTCAAACGACGTTCAACGATGGCATCGCTGCTTTTTTAAACTTAAATCGTGAAAGTTTGATGTTTTATTACTATTTCTGGACAAGTCAAACATCCGAACTAAGATCAATCAACAAAGGAGCCGCACAGCCGAACTTGAATACTGAGATTATCGGCTCGGTCGAATTGGATGTGCCTCCTATACAAGAACAGAAAATAATTGTTCAAGTGTTAGACAGCATTATAGCCAAAGAGCAGCAAGTCAAAGCCTCTGCCGAAGCGGTTCTGGAGCAGATCGACCTCATTAAGAAATCCATTCTCTCCCGTGCCTTCCGCGGCGAGCTTGGTACCAACGACCCCACGGAGGAAAGCGCCGTTGAGCTGCTTAAATCAATTATATAATACACACTTCCCGACATAGAACTGCCCTCCGCATGGATTTGATCCATGCGGAGGGCAGTTCTATATTGTTTCCTATGCCGCCACGCTTTCGGCGACCCAGACCGCGTAGAGCGTTACGCTCACCGTGCCGAGCGTCAGCTTCGCGCCGGGCGCGACCGTTATGCCGGTCCCGTCCTTGGCCGTATTCCAGCCATTGAAGATAGATCCGGCCCTAGTCAGGCTTCCGGTATTTTCTCGCGCTACTGCCGTATTACCCGCATTGTAGGAAACCGTGTCTAGGGGCGCGGAGCCGCCGTCTGAGCCGTTGCCGTCATATGTGATGCTCAGTCCCGTAGGCGTGCTTGTCTGGGCTGTCTGCGTCTCTTGCGCGGCTTCATCTGATGTGCCTGTTCCGTCTGCGTTGCTCAGGACTTTTTCCTCGCTGGTAATGTTGCTCTGGAGCGTTTCCGCTGCTGTCTCAACAGTCTTTGCGATTGAGTTGCCCGTAGTATCTGCGACGAGCTTTGCCGCCTCGGCCACATTGCCGACCGCCGTGGACAGCGACTTTGCGTCGACGACGCCTTCGACGACCGAGAATGACAGTACCGAGGCGAAAACCAGGCATGAGCCGTTAATCACCTGATTCTGCGAGATCATGATCGCGCCGATCGCGACGCCCGCGGCCGCCAGCAGGAATTTGCGTCCGAAAAGATTTGCGAGTTTCTTTTTCATATGTACCTCCTCCTATTTTAGGGCCTAACGGTCCATTATTACATAGTGTTTTTGCTATCCACATCCGCGATAATTGCCTGTTCAAGGGCTTTTTGCCTGGCTTCAGCCGCATCGAAGTTTTTCATTGCTTCCTCCAGATCACCGTTCGGCGGTGGCTTTGTCACCCCCTTGTAAAGCCAGAAAAGCAGCCTTCCGGCAGCATGCCGCCGGTCTGCTTCCGCAATTGCCCGCTGTTTGCGCTGTTCGTCGAGATCATTTTTCTTTTTTTCCTCATCATCGGCTTTTTTGTCCAGATACCGCTGGAGATAATGGATAAGCACCACAGAAAATAGACCGTTTAGCACTGTGCAAATTGCAGTCTGTAGAAATACATTCATTTTCGGGGTCTACCTCCCTCTTCGCGGCATAAAGCCGGTCAATATGCTTTCCGAGCATGAGGTCAAATAACCGGAATAGAAGCTTTTCCATCTCAAATGCCTCCTCCGGCTTTACAGCTGGATGTCCTTAAATATTTTCAGCCGTCCGAACGCCGTCCATGCGTCCTTTGTATACGTTGCCGCGCAGCCGTAGGCAGGGCCGTAAACACTCGTGACAACACGGTCGTCGACGTTGTCATCGCAGGCGACGCCGATATCCGCGCCGGCGGCCTCATATATCTTTCCGTTCCGGCCAACGACCGCGACGTGTGAAATCGGGCTCCCGGCAAAAACGAGGTCCAGCGGTCGGAGCTCCGATTTTTGTACTGGGTCGCAGTATTGCGCATAGAGCCCCTGGGCCGTGCTGTCGTCGACATCGGCCGCCGCAAGCGGAAGCTCGACCTGGTTCTCCGCCGCCCAGAAGAGGCCGCTGCAGTCCTCGCAGCGCAGTGTCTGGCCGTTGGCCTTAGTCGGATGTTCTGCGGCGTACTTTTTCATTCTGGCCGCCCTGATAGCCGTCGTGTACGCAGGGAAGCATTTAGCGCTCCAATCTGCCGTGGCTGAGATGTCGCTTTGCCCCTGCGCACCGTAGATATAGAGATCGCCGACTGCGGCCTCGATCAGGTCCAGCATCTTCTCTCCTTTCGCCTTCAGAGCCGCGGTTGCCGTGTCGACTGTGGAAGCCGCGGCCGTCACAGCGGTCAAAATGGCCGCTTGTGTGAGCGGTCCGGCGATACCGTCCACGGTCAGGCTGTGCGCGCGCTGAAAGGCCGTCGCGGCCGCAAGCGTCTTTGCTCCGAATATTCCGTCCGCGGTACCGCAGCTGTAGCCCAGCGCGTTAAGGCTTGTCTGCAGCGCCTTGACGGCGTCTCCTCTTGACCCGTATTTGAGTATTGCTGACGATGACGTCGTCTGAGTGGACGATGTATACAGCCAGACACAAACCAGGTTGCTGACGATTCGGCCCGAATAGACCGTTCCGTCCGGCGCGATGATCTGCGAACTGCCGCCGCCGTCGAGCACAATGCCGCTTATACAGCCCTGAGTCAGGAGCTTGTCCCGGGCCTGCTCCGGCGTCATTGCACCGGTCGCCGTCGATGTGCAGAGAACGACCAGCTTGCCGTCAGCCCGGAAGCCGAACGCGGTACGGCCCCAACTGCCGCCGACGTCCGCGTCATAGATCAGGTCCTGGGCCTGTCCGTTGAGAATTCCCCACAAGCATGAGATAAAGCTGTCCTTCGTGCAGGCATTCGACAGCTGAACGACCGGCATTTCACCGTCGTTCCAGGCGTAACCGTAGCAGCTCCATGTTTCCTGCCGCAGCCAGACGCCGCCGATCTTTAGCGGACAATACGGCTGTAGATAGGTTTTGCTGTCCCTGTCGTTGTCGAAAAATCCCCCGTTGAAAACGATGTCCGCGCCGGTTTTTGCTTTGACCTGCGCCGCCGTCAGTCTTGCCGTCCTGTTATCAAACAGGGCGATCTTTTTCATTGTGTATGTACTGAGCATTTTATCCTCCTTAATTAAGTAGACTCGCCAGTGCCGCCGTGTTTATCCCCGCCGCCGTGAGCTGTGCCGTCAGTGCCGCTGTCAGATCGGACGGGAGTACCTTGCCGTAATCGATAGTCGGCAGTACGGCAGAGTCCGTCTCCCGCGCTATCCAAGCCTGCAGCAGCGCGTAATAGATCTGATTTGCGACGCCCCACTGATACGCCGCCGTGCCGATTGCCTTGATCTGATCAGCGGTGTACATCGTCAGGGCCTCCCTGTCGGCCGCAAACGGGATTGCGCTTGTTCCCGCGTTGGCGAGCGCTACCGCGGCATTGAGGTTAACCTGGTCGAGCTCCGTAAGCGTGTAGTGCTTGCTGCTTACCGTTACCCCGGACATGATCGCCGTTTTGCATTTGCCGGATATCCGCGCCAGCGCCGCCGCTCTCAGTTCGTCCACTGTCAGTGCGGCTGGCTCCGGCTCGTTGGACAGTTTCAAAATGTTTTCCACGTAGAACTGCTTGGCGTATTTTCCGCAATCCAAGCCTATAAGCACATGATTGTTGCCGTCATCATCCGTCCAGGCGAGGCTTATCTCGCCGCTGATCGGCAGCGTCAGCCCCTCGACGCCCGTGAATACCGCCGATAATTTCATGGGCGTGTATCCCGCGCAGGGGTATTTTTTATCGTTTACCTGTAAGTACATACAGGGCCTCCTTAATCGGCTTCCGCCGTCCAGTAATAATTTCCGACACCCGACGTGATTGGAAAACTGCCAGAGGGCGATGTCACGGTAAAGCCGTCAGTGTTTACAGTAATAACATCCAAGGACTCCGAATCATTTGCGCCAGCCATGGTTTGACTGTAATATATTCCCTTGGCTTCATCGTGAATCGCGCTTATCAAAGCCCAGCCTGAGTTGCCACCGTTACGGTACCAATTAAGTGTCACCACTTTGGGTTTGAACCCTAGGCCACTAACGCTCTGTGTTGTCGTGCCGTTTCCGGTAAACGTGCCACTTGCAAACTTTTTACCGCCCGCTCCTACCAGATAACATTCAGACACAGAGGCTCACCGCCTCTCGGTTAGCTATCCGATAGCCACGTAGGTACCACTTGAGCCGGATATACCGGAGAGCGAAATTGTTGTCCCTGAAACGCTGGCAGTTACCTGCCGCCGTCCTGAAGACCCGTAGGTTTCCACGGCTACGCTTGTTCCTTGCGCTATAACTATCGATGCAGAGCCGAAAAATGTTGTGGCGCTGTAACTGTCGTACCACGAATAATTGATTACAAGCAAAGCGGGTACGCTGCTTAAGGCTATGGTGTTGCCTGTATAGTTCCCTGACTGAACCTTCGCTCCACCAATTCCGCCCCAATAACATTCGCCCATTTAAGCCACCGTCCCTTCGGTGGTTTTGGGTAGATTGCCGAAGTTTACGGAGGGCTGCCCCCCCCGGCTTTAATACGCTAAAGTTTTGCATACTGCATAATCCTCCTACTTAATTTTTAGAATCATGTATCCGCCAAAAAAGTTCACTACTTTGTTTACGGTCAGGGTCGTCCCTGATAACGTAATGAATCCAGTGCCTCCCGCTATATTGGTAAGAACACCGCCGTCAATTTTCCCGGCGTAATAATAATTTCCTTGTGATGTATTGCTCATATCTAAAAAAACCAAGTATTTATCAGTAGCGCTTATGATAACGGTCGTAGCATTTCCGTCACCTCCGCAGATACCTCCCGCAAAGTATGTATAGGCAGGATCACTTGCTGCCGCACCCACATATGCCTCGCTCATGCTCTCACCACCTCATACTGAATGGGGATATTGACTGACGGTTTCGCCGTCGCATAAAAAGTGATCTGGCCTGCCGCTGTCTGAGGCTTGACCGGATTTCCGGTTATCAATCCCCAAGCCGTGTTAATCAGTGCCGCCGCCGCCGAGTCTGTCCCCGTCACGCGGTCGACAAACGGCGCATCAGTTGCGAGAATGTCGGCGTCAGACAGCACGTAGCTGTAAGGGGCCGCGCTGCCTGCCCAGTTTGCCACGGCCAGCGTCGCCGTCTTTTTAAGGGCTTTCGCCGCTCCGATGTCACTAGGAGCCAGCGCGTCGCTTCCGCCCGTCTTATGTGAGGCTGCATGGGCTGTAGGCGTCATGGATGTCGGGAAGTTGTTTATGTCCGATACGGGATGCTTATGTGATTCTGGTGCCGCGCCGATATCGCTCGGGGCCAGCGCGTCCGTCCCGCCCGCAGCGTGTGTGGATTTATGGGCCGTCGGCGGCATGGACGACGGAAAATCGGAGATTTGGTTTTTGGTGTGCGTGTGGCTGATCGGCGCATATGCCAAGTCTAATACCGATTTCATCCAGATTCCGATCGCCCCGAGCAGCACCTTCCTGTGCGTTCCGCTTGCCGTGTCGTAGGTTGCGATATAGTCTGTTGAGTCCGGGTTCGTATCCTCGGTAAGATTTTTAATCAGAGGAAGCTTACCGGCGTCACTGTCCGCGAGGGCTTTGAGCGCCGCCTCGGCCTTCGCGTTGTCGTCGACGAAGTCCTGCCGCTTCGGATATTCGTTTTCGGCCCATTGATTAAAGCCATAAATTGGCGTTTTGCTTTCACTTCCCATGCCGCTCACTCCTTATAAGTCTCAAATTGGTCCCAGGTCAGGCCCTTGGCGTCCCATTCGTCCCAGGTGTGGTTATAGCCCTCGAACATTTCCCATGTCATATACGTGTAAAGGTAGCTGTAAGCCAGATGCGCGGGCTTGATCTCCTCGATCGCGGCCGTGAGGTCATCCATATTGGGCGGGATGCCGAGCGTTCCGACAAATTTAACCTCAAAGCGGTATTCCGCCGGATATTCGATGATGTCGACACTGCCGTTGGAAAAGCTCTCCGCGACGTTCTGGAGCATCGTGACCGTGCTGGTCCCAACGCCGCGCAGTCTGGAATAGATCCGCGTCCGCCGGTAATCGTAGGTTTTGGTGACGTCCGTCGCCAGCCCGAGCGAGGCTTCCCAGTATTTCAGCCCCCATGTGGCCGTCGCGACGTCGAGCTGGAGCTTGATGTCCTCGTGTGAGAGCCAGAGAGCGGCCGTCCAGACCTGGAAGGCCGCCTGCAGCGCAGCGGTCTCGGCCGAGTTTGCGTAAAAATCCGGTAGAAGCTCGATGAGTTCCTCCATCAGCTGATCACCACCGTTCCCATCACCGGCACCTGGTTGTCCGCAATCGCGATATTTGCCGTGCCGCCGTTGACTGTGAGCGAGGAAAAATCCTGCACACCCGGGATGTCCTGCAGCAGCGCCGCGATGCGGTTATAGACAAGCATGTACTTGGAAAAGGCAATTCCCTGGAGATAAGACTTCAGGGCCGCCGCAAACGCCGTTTGTACGGTTGCCTTTGTGGTCGTGCTGTCTATCGTCACGGCCGCCGATACGTTTACCGCGAGTCCCGTGGCACTCAGAACGGTTACCGTTGCGCCGATCGGCCGCATCGCCTCGATATAAGCGGCGCATGCCGTCACAACGCTGTCCGGCACGGGCGCTTTGTTACTGTCGACAATCAGCACCTTCACCGTCCCGTTGCCATTCCAGAGCGGAAAGACTTTCGCATCGCCGACGCCGTCGACTGCCAGCGCCCAGCCTTTATAATCCGCGGCATTTCCGGATGTCGGTGTCGACTTGCGGTAACTGTCGAGCCTTGAAAAGAGGCCCGCATCCGTCTCGGCGTCCGCGCCGCCGAAAGCCGCGGCCGCATTCGTGACCGAAGTGATTCCGCTCAGGTTATAGATTTGCATGGTGATCGTCCCCGCGGCGACGTTGTAAGCCGCGCCGACATCGGCGGCGGTCGCGGGAACGGCGGCCGTTCCACCCGTTATCGTCGCCTGCGCATCCGTCGTGAACTGGTATCCGTCGGCGGTCAGAAACACCTTTTCCGCCGGAATAATGGTTCTGTCAGTTCCTGATATGGTCAGCGTCACGGTCGCGGTTTTTCCAGCTTTGCGCGGTTTACCGTACCAATTTGACTGTTTGTCGATGTATGGGCCGCTGTTTTCATCAATATAGAAGGCGTCGATCAGTTCCTCCTGTGCGGTGATATTCTTCCAAAGCAGGACGGCCACCGCCGAAACGATGTCGTTTGTATAGCTCCCTTCCCGCGTGTCCAAATTGGACACCGAAAGCCGGTTCAGAATATCGGTCTTTATGGATTCCACGGTCTCAGACACTCAGGTTCACCTCCCCGTAAACAGTTTTCAGCGTGCAGGAAATATTCAGCGTACCGTCCGCAAATGTCACGGCGGCGTTTGCGACGTCCGTTATATACGGATTCGTCACCAAGCACTCTTTGACGAGCCGCAGCGCCTCGGCCTGCTTCAGTTCGTCGGTGAAGGGCTGACCGATAAGGTCCTCGAGATCGTGCCCGTAGTCCCACGTGTAGACCTCATAGCGCCGGCGCGGCGTGTGCAGTGCCTTCCACGCCCACACGAGCACCGCGTCCTTCCCCGTCACAATTTCCGGAGAACCGTTTTTAAACACCGGCACTTTCTTTTCGAAGTCCCATTTGATTTCCCTGCACAGGGCCGCTGTGCTGCTCTGTTTGGTCGTCGCCGGCGTGATCCAGGGGAAAAGGTTGCTGATCATCCGCTCACCACCTTACACAGGACAAAATAGAGCTGGTCATCCTCGGTCAGGAGCAGAACGTTTTCCCCCGCTGTCAGCGACAAGTCGGCGTTGATCATCAGTTCGGTTCCGGAAACGGTAATCCCGCCGCCTTTGCTCTTGACGTTAATCTCAATATGCGGTGAGACGCGAAGCACGCTGCCCTGTCTCGGAATGAGCCCCGCTCCCGGATTATTGAACGCTTCCCAGAATCTTGCGTACGGATTGCCCTCCATGCTTCACGCCTCCTATTTCGTAGAACCGCTGTCCTGCTCGTCCATGATTTTTTTGAAATTAAGTGTCAACTTGTTGTAATACTGGCCGTTCTTCCACGTATGCACGTCCTCGTCGATGTAGAAAAGCCCGGAAAGCCCCGTATAAGGCTCCGTTACGATAACCGCGCTGCCGGATATCAGAGACGCGTCCCCGAGATTTTCCACCGTGATTTTTCGCGAGACGCCGTTGTCCGAGAGCAGCTTCTTCGCTTTCGCGGTCGCATCCTCTCCGGAGGATTGCTTGATAGTGTTCTGCATCAGGCCGTAAAGCCCGATCAGGTTTTCGTCGGACTGTGTGCCGATGATACTATCAGAAGCGTCGCAAATGATGACTTTGTTCACCATGTCCTCAATACTCTCGGTCGATGTTGCCGACATGAGGTTTTTTCCCGCCTCAATCTTGTATGTGCTGGTCACCGCTCCGCGCTCGATCACGTCCAGGGCGTCTCCGTTGAATCTCTGCTGATAGGAGGCCCCTGTTTTCGCCGCGGCGAGCGTGTAGGCGGTCTGGACGATCTGATAAAGGCCGACACCCACAAAGTTTCTGGAAATCGTCACGCCCGTCTCGGCGATGTTTCCGGCGGTTACGCCGAAATCCGCACACACGCGCCGGGTAATCGCCTCGGGCGTCCAGTTTGCAAACTTATACACCGCCTCGTTGCGTTTGAAGTAAAGCCCCCGGTCATAGGCCGTGATATCCATGACGCTGTCGCCGGTTGCCTTCTCGCGCCGGAAACACCAACCGCTGAAAAGCACATTTGAAGCGTCGTCCGTAAACGCGAGCGCGCCGCCGAGCGGACAGTCGACAGTCGGTATGTTTGCGTCCGTAGCGGAAGCGATGATGCCGAATTCAAGCGTCCTGGCGCACTGCTTATAGTTACCGGAGCAGGTCACCGTCGGCACCAGCCTCATAATATCCGCCGTTCCCGCCGTGGTTGTCAGCTGAAGCTTCATGTTCTCACCTCACAGCAGGCTCTTGTCAGGGAGCTTTACGATCTGCCCGACGGATATCAGGTTCGCGTTTTTGATGCCGTTATACGTGGCCAGAGAGGCGTACAGTGAGGCGTTGCCATAGAACTTCCGGGCAACCGCCGCGAGGGTGTCCCCTGAAATCACAGTGTAGTTGCGCTCCGAGCCCGAAACGGATAAGGCGGAGGCCGTCGCGTCGGTACGCGAGGCGTTCTGCGTCGCGCTGTTTGCGGCCTGATCCGTAAGATAGCGGTATTTGTGCAGATTCAGCGTCGCATACACGTCCCGCGTCCCGTCATGCTCGTCGTATTCAATTTCCTCGACTAGCACCGGCGAGTTGACGACGGTTCCGGAGACGATCCAGCGGTGCACCTTCCGGCTATCGACCGCGTCGAGAAAGTACCTGACGTAATAATAAGGGTCAAGAATGGCTCCGGGCTGATTGAAGGGATAGGCTTTCGCCGGAAACATGCAGCTTATTTTGTAATTTGGCAGAGTCATATATCCGGCTAAGGCGACGTCGCCGACTTCATGTATGTTGACCGTCTCGACCTTCATCCCGTGCGGAACGGAGAAATTCGCCGGCGTAATCGGAAGAACACGCTCAATATTCGACGCCGGGTCCAAGAAAATAAATTTCACGTCGTCGCCTCCTTATCCCGCGAGTTCTTTTGCCGCGATCATTTTGTTCACAATTGTGGACGCGATCGCGTCGATGTCGCTGTCTTGTCGGACATAGAATGTATTTCCCGTCACGGTTACTGCCGGCACGCCCCCGCTCTTTCTTTGGCGGTTTTCATTGGCCGTGAGCACACCCTCGCCCAGGTGCAGCCGCGCCGGGAAATTATCATAAGGCACATAATCAAGGCCGGAGGCATATCCGTGAGTGCGCAGAAAGTTCTCCGACTGACCGGCCGCGGAAGTACTACCGGCGGAGCTTTTTTCCCGGGTGACACCTCCGAAATTCCAGTTGTTATAGCCTTGGCTGCCAAGATTGGTTGAAGCGCCCTTGCTGGCCGCAATTCCGCTTTGGTAGCCCTTTGAAAACTGCTCACCCATCGTATAGCCGGCATCGTAGTACTCCGATTGCAGAGAAGTATCGTTTTTGATGTCCTCCGCAAGGATTTTATTGCTCTCGAGCTGTGACTGTGCACCATCGGTCGCGTTGTATTCGTTTGCCGCGATGGCCTGGGCCTCGGCGAGCGCCTGCCCCATCTTTGCGCCGGCGGCTTCCATGGCCGAGGTATCTCCGGATTTTGAAGCGTCATAATAGGACGCCTGGGCTATCGAATAGGTCTTCGCTGCGGCCTCCAGTCCAGTTTTCTGTGAGGATTGTTCGTAACTCGCCGAGAGCGTCCCGGTCGTCACCGTAGAAAGTGCTTCCCGAACAAGTTTTTCCTTTTCATTTTCAAGCGAAGCCTTGTATTGGCCGATTTTCTTATAGGCGTCCTGCATATCGTCGCCGTTATTGCCGCCATAATAGTCGATTTCAGCCTGTAGGCCGCTTTTTCGGGTGTTGTTATACCCCTCGCCCATTGCCTCATTGAGTTGGGTCTTCGCGTCCTCCAGCGTGCTTGTCAGGCCGGTGAAGGTCTGGGACTGCGCGGCCATACTGCCCGCATAGGTCTTTCCCATATAATCCGCGATTGCTTTCGCGGCGTCCGCGCCCGGGATAAGTCCCTTCGAAACCATGTCCTGGATCTGCGCGTTGGTCTTCGAAGCGTATTTCGGCAGCTCCTTGATGGCGCTGTAGACGTCGATGCCGCGCTCCATCATCGGCTTCAGGTACTCCATGGTGGTTTTGCCGGTGAGACTCATCGTACCGAGGTACTGGGACAGTTCCTGCATATCCGCCGTGTTCATGCCGAGCGCACTGCCGGCCTCGCCGATGTCATTGAGCGTTTTCAGCACGTCGTCGGCGCTGTAGTGGTAGGCGAGCAGCGACTTTGATATGGCCGTCAGATCCCCAAACTCGAAGGGTGTGACATTCGCAATGGTCTGAATCTTGTTGACAAAGTCATTGGCCGCATCGCCGCTGCCGAGCAGTGTCTTAAAGGACAGCCGTGTCGTCTCTCTGCCCGCAGCCGTACCGGAGCCGTTTGTCAGCGCATCCGTCTGCGCCTGCGTGACCGTGCCGTAGAGGTCCTTGTAATAATCCTTGAAATAGTCGTCCTTTTTCTCCATGGCCTTCGTGAGGCCCTGGATAGTGCCGACGAGACCGCCGACGGCCGCGCCGACCACCGTACCGATCCCGGGCGCGATAGCGGTACCCAGCGCAGCGCCGGTGCCCGCCTCGCCGAGGATTGAAGAAAACGCCGTCCCCGCCGTATCTCCATAAGCGCTTGAAACATAGGAATTCGCGATTCCGCTCGCGACGCTGCCGAGCTCCGCCGCGATTCCGGAGGCTCCGAGTCCTCCGAGAAGGTCCTTTGTGCCGCCGGATGAGCTGCCCGCGCGGTTTTGCTGCTTCGAGGTCGCGTTCGTCAGCGAGAGCATATCCTTCTCGGCCTGGCGAGCATTCGAGGAGACAAGCTGAAGATTCCGGTTCGCGTTTTCAAAATTGAGCTGCGCGTCGACCATCTTCAGCTTGTCGGCTGCGTCCCCGGTCTTCATAAATTGCTTTTCGGCGGCTTGCAGCTCGCTTTTAGCTTTACTCATATCAACCTTGAGGCCAATTTTCGTCTTATTAAAAGCGTCGAGCTTCGACTGCAGACCGGTCAGGTCCTTGTTGAAGCTCTGATTCGCGTTCCGCATGGTCGTTATGGCCGTGGTGAAATTATCCTTTGCGGAAATCGCGATTGAAACGTCTCTGCCCACGTCGTTACCTCCCTATGCGTCTCATTTTCTTCTTTTATAGCGTTTCAGGCCGATTTTGTACTCATAGAAGGCCTGCAACACAACCTTGTCGCCTGCCGGGAGCCTATAGAAGTCTCCCGGCATTAGGTTCTTTTCATCAAACAGCCAGAACATCAGCTCCGTGTCGGGGTCAGATTCTATTTTTTTTTAATGTCCTCGACGGTTTCGATCGTTGTCTTACGGTAGCCGGAGAGCTTTTCGATTTCTCGGGACAGGTCCTCAATTTCCCCGGGCAGAAGCATTTTTTTCAGTACCTCGTCGGGTGTCGGTACGCCGTATTTGTCAAGAAGCTTTGCATCCTTCAGATCAGGCGATACCGTGCCGGCCAGCACAATATGGACGTTTGTGTCCTCAAGATTCAGCCGCGTGATTTCGTTTGCACGGTTATAGGGCAGGGCGCGGAGTCTGAAAATGATGTCCTGGCCCGTCAGCTCACTAAGGCGCTTGAGCTTTACGCTCTTTTCGGGGAGACTCGGAATGTCCGCCGCGAGCAGTGCTTCCATAACATCCATCACGTTGCCTCCACCTTGTCAAGAAAGCCCCATTTTGTGAAGGTAAACGGGCACTCCACGGAGCCAATGGTTGCGGCCTTCCAGTCAGCGAGCGTCAGATCGTCGAAACTGACGTTGTAAATAGCGACGCGCTCATCGCCCGGATTGTCCGGGTCGTTGAGGTCGGAAACCAGCGTAAAACGCGGGTCATGCCCGGCCGCAATCTCATCGCTGATCTTGTCAGCCATGCGTGAGCTGACTTTATAGAGTGTGCAGCTGCCCTTGCCGCTGGTAGATTTGATTTTGCTGTCGACGGGGAGATCTCCGCAGAGAGTGACATCCTCCTTGTTGAAGGTTACCTTGGCCTGGCAGCCGTAGGCCTCGCCGACGAGGTCGCCTGAGAGCCAAAGTTTGCCCCAGGTACCGTTCATAATCTGTCTTGTGCTGTTCATGGTTTTCCCTCCTTAAACCGTCACGGCGAGCGTGATATCCTCAATCGCGTCGAGGATGGATATCGTCGCCTTCAGGAAAACGTTGTCGCCGGTGTTCGCAGCCTTAATCTGAGCCGCGGTCATATTCGAGGTATCGATGTCCTGCGATTTGAGCCAGGCTTCCTGCGCGTCGACGTCGATTTCCACGGTGCTGCCGGGGTTCAGGATCCCATCGCCCTCCAGGGACCTGAAATAGTCCGCAATCGCCGTAATCAGCAGGCATTTGTTCTCATAGGTATTCGCAAACTTGCCGATATAGGTATCCTGGGCCGTTGTCCGGATATCGGACGTTATCATATCCATGGTCTCGACGATCTTGATTTTCTTGTAGGCCTCACCCTTTGCCGCCGATGTCGTCTGCAGACTGTTGACTCCGCGCGCGATCTTGGTTTGTGTGCCGTCATAGTAGAAGACGAGCTGTCCCCCGCCGATTGCAGCGTCAGTCTGGTCCTTCGTGAGCCGCGTGAAATCGCTCACCTCGGGAAGCGGCGCAAAGGTGCAGGAGATGCTTGCCGGCGTCCCCGCAAGAATTCCCGCGATGCGTGAACAGTATGCGGCCGAGGCGTACGTTTCGGAGCCGGCCTTAATGCCGTCGGGCGTAAAATTGATGATTGCCTCGTCGTCAGCCGCCGTATCCGGAAGCACGGCCTTCGGAATCGCGCCGAGTGCGCGCTGGACCTTTATCCATGCCTTGACAGCTGTGCATTCGTCGGCCGTAATCGCGGGCGGCCCGGCAAAATAGTCGAACACCTGCGTTGCCAAAAACGCTAGGCCCTCGACGAGGTCGGTCGCGGCTGCGGGTTCGACATAGACAATCACTTTGCGCGGCGGATTGACATAGCCGATGAACGCGCGCCGGATGTAATCCTGGTTGTCCGTTCCGAGCGCGGTCGGGATCTGAGAAGCGGCCGTCAGAACGTGCGCGCCGAGTGCAGCCGCGTCCTTCAGGATAAGCGCGACGACGCCCCGGTTCGAGCGCGAGACCGCCGTTGACGCGGCGTTCGAAAAGGCGATATTGATGCTGGGAAGTCCCATGCTCAAGGTTATCACTCCTTTTTAAGATTTACGTTTGTTTTGACCGTCTTCATCACCGGCGTTGTGTCCGCCGGCATGGGCCGGTCCTCAAAATAGTCTAGCGAGACCGTGACGGGAACGCTGTCCGCGCCGGGGTCTCCGGCCGACAGGGTAACCGTCAGCTTGCGGTCGCCCACGGCCAGGTAACCGCAGTCGAAGAGTCCGAGAATCGCGTCCTGTGCGTCCTCCAGCGCCTCAGCGTCGCTGGTGGCGGTCTTTTCATCCACCGGCGCGAAATAGGTCACCGTGAAACTTACAGAGACGCGCAGCAGTGCGAAATTTGCGTCTGTCCGCCGCACTTTCGGGCGGGAAATCAGATAGGCGGGTCGCTTGAAGCCCTCCGCACAGCGGTTAATATGAGCCTTTGCCTCAGGAAACGCGCCGACCATGAGTTTGTTGACCGCCGTTACGATATCTTTGGTTTTAGTCATCTTAGCCCTCCAGAATGCCCGCCATCTCGTCGGCGTACTTTTCGGCCTCGGCAAGCGCGATTTCCTGCGCTTTTTCCTCAGCCGCCTGGTAAAAGTGGAAGCCGTCGACATAGGCTTTTTTTGCTCTAACCCGCGTACTCTTCCCGCTGCGCACCTTATGCCCGTTCTCCAGGTAGTTTGTGGTCGCGCCGGGACTGTTCGCGCCTGTCTCGCCCTTAACGGCTCTCACGGCCGCGTAACCGCCGCCGCTGCCGACAACGCCCTCCTGCCAGCTCTTGACCGTCCCCTCAGAATCGTCGAGCCCGGAGGCGTCAATCTCCGCGTCGACCTCCTGGGCAACCGCCTCCGCGACGCGCTTGTGCATCTCGCGCCTTTTCTCCGGCCGTTTTTCCAAAAATGCCTGAAAGGCTTTGTCCAGTTCGCCCAGGCCCTCGAATTCCACGCTCTGGCTCATGGCTCATCTATCCTTTCCGCCTCATACTCGTTTTTGTGCTCGTCCAGTTCGTGCGCGACGAGCACGGTGAACTTTTTTCCGTTGACCGCGACCGTCTTGCCCGGTTCCAGCGTCACCGCCTTCGGACAGATCAGCACATACTGCGTATCGAGGATAAGCTGCGGGTCCGACTTCGTGTAGCCCATGTACTTTTCGGTGATGTAGGCCGGGAAGGTGACCGTCTCGGTCCCCGTCACCGTCTGCCGCATCAGGTCGTTCGTGCCGTAGGTATCCCGCGTCAGCGTCACCGTCACCGGGTCGATAAGCGCGGCCGTCAGCACGACGTGATGCCGGTCCCCCGTCTCGTTCACCGCGGTGATGAAGAGCTGTTTTTCCCCCCACAGCACCGCGGTGTCGAGCGTGACGTCCTGCTTCCGGAGCGTGATCTGTATGGTTTTTGCTCCGATCGCGACAGTGGAGAAAATATTTTTCTGCGGCAGCTCTGTCACCGCTCCCCAGGTCTCATGCGCCGGCAGCCAGCCGTAGTTGTTTCCCTCCTTCTCCAGCGCGAGCACCGTGAGTTTAAACTCAAGCACTGCCCGTCCCTCCCGTCGTGGCCGTTGTTGTGTCCAAATTGGACACCGCTTTCAGCTGCAGGTGGAGGATGAGGCTCGCCGCGAGCAGTTCCCGGGAATTCGCGTCCTTGGCCGTGGTCGAGCGGTTGTTGTCGAAGTCGCAGATCAGCAGCCGCGCGAGGTGCTTGGCCTCGCTGTCATCATCGGAATAGCTACCGACCGCGTTTTTCATATACTCCTCGGCCAGCGCGACATACTCTGCCATTTCCGCGTCCGTCGACTCATAGTCGTGCGCGTAGAGCCGCGCCTCGTCCACAGTAAGTATCGGCATAACCTCATCCTCCTTTGCTAATACCTATCTGTTCTTCAACCCTGCGCCGGAGCCGCGCCCTTCTTGACGATGACAAAAGCATTCGCGTCGAGCGTCTTGCCGTCCGCGATCAGGATAGCCTTGTCTACCCACTCGTTGGTGTTGTGGTCGAGATAGCGGTACATTGTCAGTTGCATGTTGCTGTTGACAGCATAGTTTGTGAGATTTCCGTAGATGGCAACCACGTCTCCCGTGGCTGCGTCGTCGTAGTTCTCCACGACATCGTCCTCGACTTCGACAATCTCATGCCCGCCGAAGCTTTCAATCGGGGCATTTGCGATATTGTAGTTGACGCGGCCGATGGGCTGACCGTTCTTGTCAACCATACCGTCGATATAGCCCTCGAATGTACCCGAGGCCATCAGGAAGGTTGCGCCCGCCTTATAGCTGGCGGAGAGCTTTGCAAAGACCTTCTTTTTCCAGGAGCTCCAATCCTGGAACTCCGCCGGTGTAAGGGTAACAATCTTTGTATTCCTGGGGTCTTTGGTAATGCCGAGGGGACTGGCCCCACCGGCTCCGGACACAATCGCGATATCAAGAGCTTTGGTCATGGCCTCGCCGATGATGTCGATGAGTATGCTCTCGAACATATCGATTGTCGTTGCGTCGGCCACAATGGAGGTTGCGATCTTGCATTCGAGTCCGTAGTAGTTGAAGGAAACGCTGCCGGAGAGGTCTGCCTTCTGCTTATCACCGGTCGTGTTCTCGCCGATCCAGGTCGCGACAGGCTTCACCGCGAGAATAGGTACCTTTACGCCGCCTTTTACCGCGAGAGGCCGGATGCGTTTAAAGACCTGGCCGTAGTTCTGTACCTTTTTGATGACCTCCTGCAGGATGGTTGACGGCACGACAGCCGAGACGTCTGTGGTCGTGGAAGAGGCGTCCGCGCTCTTGAATACAAGGACGCCGGAGCTTTTACCGGTCTTTACGTAGTCCATGAAGGCCTGCCGGTACTCCATGGAGGCGAACTTGTCCGCATGCGTGTTCTGAGGCTTCGGGTCGCCGGTGACTTCCCGCCCGTCCTCGCCGAAGGTTTTGCCCTGCTCGAGCGCGCTCTGCGCGTCTACCATTTTGCTGGCGGCGTTCAGAGCAGCGGTCGCGTCCTCGATCTCCTTGGCGGTCACGCCTTCTTTTGCCATCACAGTCTGCAAGGCGCTCTGTGCCGCCTCTTTCTTTGAGGCGAGTTCTCTCATTCTTTTGCTAAGAAACATCTTGATTTCTCCTTTTCAAAATATTAAATAACGCGCCTTGCGGCGATTATTCCGTTAATGCCAGCATTGCGGCGGCCCTTGCCAGCGCCATCGCCCTGCTTTCGTCTTCCCCGCCGTCCTCTTCCCAGGGCGCTTTTTCCCCGAAGTCGTGGTAGTGGTCCTCGAGGTGCTGTTTCACTTTCGGCAGGTCCGCGTCGGGGATGTCGGCCTGATCCAGCCGCGCCGCCGCGGCTAAAAGCCCGGCGAACACGACTTCGTGCGATTCCGGGTCATGGTGCCCGAGCTTCAGGTTTCCGAAGGTGTCCGGCGGCATTTCCTCGGCCCAGGCAAAGTGTCCGGCGATGTCCCGCTGCTCCTGGTCCGTCAGGTCGTCCCAGGCCTTGTCGGTGAAATCCGAGAGCGCCGGAGCGCTCCACGTATCGTCCTCCGGGGCTGTTTTTTTGCTGATATCGGGAGGAATTACACCGTCCTTTATTTTCTTTGGCTTACAGCCGGCCCCGTTGCTCTTCGGAGGCTTCGCTATCAGCGCCTTCGGGACGTTCTTGTAGCGCGACAGGAAGCCGGTGTCGAGGCTTGCCGCAATCTGAACGCCACTTACGTCGACGTTTTTGAAGACTTCGGCCAGTTCCCCTCCAGTCATCCACTTTTCACTGGCCTGCATCGCCGTCAGCTGATCGGCAGTCACGCCTTCGACCGCGCACGAGAGAAAGATTTCAACATAGCTCAGATCGCATTTGTCGAGCGCGTCCGCATAGGCGCGGAAGTCGTCGGCGTTGCCGAGCGCAATCGTCCAGCACTTATGCATCATGAACTCCGCGCCGGGCGGCATGTGCAGCGTGTTTCCCGGGAGGCAGCCGATCAGGGAGATGAGCCCCGCGGCCGAGGCCGCTATTCCGTCGTTCCAGACGTCGAAGTGCGCGCCGTTCCGGGACAGAATGTTGAAAATTGCCTTGCCCGCGAAGCTGTCTCCGCCGCCGGAATTGATATAGACGTTAATGTTTTGTATGCCCGTGAGACTGTTCAGAAAGTTCGCCACGTCCTGGGGGCACATGTCCTCGTCTTGCCAGGCATCCCAACTGGATGAACAGATGTCGCCGTAGAAATAGAGGTCGGCGCTCCCTGCGCTCTGGTTTTTGATCTCCATCCGGCCGGAGGATTTCACATGCGTTTTCGGGTTTTCATACTCAAGCTTAAGAATTTTTGCCACTTATTCCGCCTCCTTTTTTTAATGCCAGCCCCTGCGCCAGAAGTGCCGCGGGCGCAAGTGCCGAATTACCGTAAAGCACGTCTCCGCCATCCATGTGCGGATTTTCCTCCATGGCCCGGCACTCGTCAGGCGTCAGAAGCATGTTCTGGACCGCCTTGGCGTACATGGCGTAGCGTGTCTCCGGGTCCGCCCGGAGTATCGCGTCCGCATTGAATTTCACATAGTAGCCCGCAGCGATCTCGCTTTCGGTGAAAAGCTTGTAGTTGAGCTCCTGCTCGTGCATCATGAGAACGGCCATCATCGTGTCGGTGTAAAACTCGCGGTTTGCCTCCGATGTGCTGGCATAGCTCGTCTTTGTCTGGTCGTTCACCTGGTGCGGCTTGATGCCGTAGGCCGCCGTCAGCTGCTGTATGGTCAGGAGCGTGTTTTCGATGAACTGCGCATCCGTCATCTTAAGCGCTATCGGTGTATAGGTCAGCCCGATCGGAATGACGGAGAGCCTGTTCGCGTTCCCTACGCCGCTCATCAGCTGCTCATATCTAACCCGGTATTCCTGCTGCAATTCCGGGCTAAGATCACCGGTATACTGCAATATTCCGCCCGTCTGCAGTCCATGTTTATAGCTGGCGTTCAGGTAGTCCGTCGCACACCTGGCGTTTTCAATCGTCGTGCGGAGGTATTCGAGCGGAGTAATGCCGATCAGCCCGTCATACGTGAAGCCTTTCAGGTGAATGACGCTGTCCGAATCGAGGGGAATCTCATTGCCGGTATCGTCGCGGTATAGGTACCAGACCTTGTTTTTTCCCGAGAGTAGTCCGACATTGTCGACATAGACGCGCATCTGTTCGCTTTTCACGGGGTAGAGGCCCTGTATCTTCCCGGCGTTGCGCCCCGTCGCGGCCGAGTCTATGAGCGCGTAGGCGTTGCCGTAGGTGTCGACCTGCGTCTGCATGCAGCGCCAAAAATCAAAGGCGCTCATGTAGGGGTTAGGCCGAAGCTTCAAAAGCTGGTATCGGTAATCGTTTACCGATTTCTGCGCGCCGGTCTCGTCCGTCTGATAGATTTTGACTGGCAGCTTCGCGACGGTCTCCGAACGTATCTTAATGCAGGTGCAGACGGTGATCTCCTTGGCGGAATTCGCCGCGGTCAGCGGCAGATTATCGAGTTTAATTTCCAGTAGCTCCGCGATATTGCCGAAGCCTCCCGGAAGGAGCTGTTGCGAGTACATTTTCGGGGATGAGCGCGAGGAAAAGAACATCTCAGCCGCCTCCTTTTCGCTTCGGGTGCTTCAGGGTCCATACTCCGAGCCCCAGCAGCGAGGCCCCTAGGCTGTAATATCCCGCCGTCGTGCTCAGCGTAAACGTGGGGTAAACGACAAAAAAGAGGCCTCCGAATATCAGCAAATCCTCGGTATAGCGGTCTAAAAGCGCCCCAAACCGGCGTAAACAGCCTTTTTCCCGAGCCTTTTTCATGTTGAATCCCCCCATAACTTGTCTATCGTGCCGTCCGTCAGGTATTGGGACACATCTATCGGGCGCGGCATCTGCGAAAGTTTCATCCTGGCGATATGTGCGTCGATGCAGGCGTCGACCGGGTCAATGCGCTTTGCCCTCGCGCGCGGCTCCTTGTCGATTTTCTTTTCGCCGAAGGAGTTTTTCACGACCTTGGCATTCCGGAAACTCCAGTCGAGGAGCTCGTTCTCCCTGTCGAACTGGTGCCGGCCGCTCTTCATCAGCAGCTGCATGTCCTCGGTGCCGTCGTTCAGAAAGCGGGCCGACTGCGTAATATTCAGCAGTGGGCAGCCGAACACCTCGAGGTCCTTCAGAAAGCCGTCGGCGTTGTGCGGGTCGAAGCCGATGCCGAGAAGCCTGATTTCGTATTCGTGCACGATATCCCTGAGATCGCTGACGATAAAGCCGTAGTCATTTTTGAAGTCGTCGCTGCCCCCGGTCACGCGGATGAGCTTCCGCGACTCCCAGAAGTCATAGGGCGCGACGTCCGTTTTTATGTGCTCGGCCATCCGGCCCCGCGGCATGTAGCTCTTGCTGTACTGATAGCAGCCTCCCACGTCGGTATCGAAATCTAGCGCCAGAGACGTGAGATCGCCGCCGGAGGAGAGGTCAAGCCCCGCATAGGCCGACTTTCCGCGGAAATCCTCAAGCTTCAGCCGTCCCCGGCATTTTTCCAGCGAGACGGCGTCGATGAACTGATTTTCGCTGTTCTGGACCCACATGTTCTGGCACTTGACCATGAAGTCGATGCGCTCCTGGCCGCCCATGTCCATCGCGGTCTGAGCGTCCACCAGCATGGTCTCCATGCCGTGGTCGGTCTGGCACAGAACGGGATTCGATTTCAGAAAAAAGGCCGGGTTGAAAATGTCGTCGTCCTTGTCCAGCGTGTAGATGTCGACAAAGAAATCCTCGGCGGTGCTGCCGCCCTCCAGAATCGCGATGCTGAACCGGTCGATATCGTAGCAGAAGGTGTTGAGCTCCGTACCACGCGTGGTTATCATCGAGAGCAGAGCCTCCGGCAGGGAGCGCTGGCCGTGGTAGATCGCGTTGTATATGCTGTTGTCCCTGTGCTGATGCACCTCGTCGATAGAGGCGTAAATGCTGCGGAAACCCTCCTCGAGCCCCGCCTCCTTCGAAAGCGCCTCTATGGTGCAGTTTGAATTGAGGGCGGTTATCAGGGACTTGTAGTCCTGGATCAAAAACCAGTCGTAAAGGTCTGGGTCCGCGAGGATGAACTTTTTCATTTCCTCCCAGGCAAGCCGCGCCTGGCGCTTTTTTGTCGCGACGGTAAAGAGTTTGCCGTACTGGTAGCCGTCGAAGCCCGCTATGTACGTGCCGGTAATGCCGTTTTCAAAGGTTTTACCGTTTTGCCGGGCGACCGACTTGTATTTTCGCCGGAAGCGCCGGTATCCGTCGCGGTTCACCCAGCCCATCGGGACGCCGAGGTCAAAGTTCTGGCAGCCGTAGAGTCTCACCGGCCGCGGCTTTGTTCCCTCGATGATGGTCAGCGTCTCGGCGAAGTCGAGTATGTCCTCGCTCTTCTCCGGCTTCCAGTAGTACGGGAAGTCCTTCGTGCCCTGGCGCTCAAGGTCTTTCAGATGCCGCTCGCAGGCGAGCCTGTGCGGCCGGCAGGCGGTGACATCGCCGATCGCGACCTTCTCAGCGTAGGCCGTAGCCCGGTCGGGCGTCGTTAACGTCATCCGGAAGCACTCTTTTCAAAGCGGCTGAACTTGTTCGCCGGCGGCAGCTCCGGGGCCTTCGGGATGATCAGCCTGCAGCGGGACGTGATGTGCAGTCCCAGCGCCCGGGCCGTGGTCTCGCACTGGAGAAAATACTTGTTCTGCAGCGCGGCGAGATCCGCCTCCATATCGAGCGCGAGTTCCTCGTCCGACACATCATCGGGGATAGCCTCGCCCTTTGCCGCCGCCTCACGCCGCAGCCGCGCGGCCTTTTTCTTCGGGGCCGAGCGCATGAGCTTTGTGTAGCGCTCGTAGAGCGAGAGCGCGACGCAGTACCGCGCGAGCTCACCGGTGTCCAAATTGGACATGATCCCGACGCGCAGCAGCTCCTCCGCGAGGCGGATATACTCCTGCTTCTGTTTCGCGTTCAGAAACTTCGGGATCTCGATGTTGTCGGCCGGCGCGTCGACCTCGGAGGACGCCCGCTCCCTTATTTCGTTTTTAGTCAGGTGCTTTCGGCCTTTGTATGCAATGAGGTCAATGGGCTGTTTCTGATTCGGCATTCGCGCGCCTCCTGTCTGATCTGATAGTCTCCGCCCCGCTCCGCGATCCCGCCCAGGCCGTAGTTACGGCCGCCCCTATTCGCTGCACCCGGGGAGAGAGGAGGCCCCTGATGCCGCGACCATATCGCGAGTATAGGAGGAAAAAATTATGGCCTGTATCTATGGCGGTCAGGATCCGGCCGACAATCGGCCGGGATCCCGTCCGCAGAATTCATCCGTCCCCGGCCGGAGCTCCCGTTCGGTTCACTCGAAGCGCGGAAAAACTCGCGTTTTCGCTCCCCCCGCGCCAGGTGCGCGCGCGGTTCTAACCAAAACCCGCGTCACGCCCGACAGATGAAAAAAACAATTCAGATTTTCGTCCCGGTGTCCGTCCCCCAGACGAAATATCTCGATCGGGGATTTTTTGCCACGCTGACCTCAGCTTGCGGTGTTGACGCATCGAGGCCGTAGAATTTCGATATCCCCCTACCTAGGCTTTTTTGCCCTTTTGGCCTTGTGGTGCCCATCACAGAGGCCTCTATAGTTGCTCCAAACGAGACGCAAGGCCCAGTTTTCCGCGATCGGTATCTTGTGGTGAACATCCGTCGCCATCTGAACATCATCTTCGCGTCGTTCACCCTTTTTTGCTTCCTCTACGCAGTCCTCGCAGAGATATCCAATGCTGGCCAGATAAGCTGCCCGTGATTGCTTCCATTCTTGGCTGTGATAAAAAGCATCGGCACGAGGATCCCGCAGATTTTCGTCGTAATACCTGGTTGCCTCACGCTTTTGCCCCGGCTCTTTAGCCAGGCAAGCATCACACACAGCCGGCCGGTTAGGTGTGGGCCTACCGCACCAGCTACATAATCGCAGTTGCATATCATCACCTCGAGACAAACAAAAAACCAGCGCCAATGACAATCAACAACTTCTCGTTGCTAATTGGCACTGGCGCTGGCACTATGGCACTGGCACTGGCTATCGATATCTATGAGGCTTTCTGTTTTGCATAACTTGCAGAAAACTATGATGTTTTTCCCGGATGTGTCTGGTCTCAACTTTTGGACTCGACCACGTCCGCAATTTGGACATAACAGCCATCCATCTTCTATGATGATTCTACTCTTTTTTTTGGAATTTTGCAATATCAAATCACTCCTTTCATTGATTTCTCTATCCTTTTTCAGAAAATATACAATGCTCCAAGTCCGAAATTAATGCACCCTTATAAATTTTTCTTATAAATTGGTCGCGACTTCCGAGGTTTAGGCTCCGGCAATAAATACTTAATATATGTATAACTGCCGTAGGTGTTGATGGTTGGAGAATCCGAATCAAGTATTATTGCGCCGGGAGGCGCAGCGAGCGTCAAATTATCATCAACCCAGTCGCTTACCGCCTTCGGATGGGCAAGCCCCATACTCGGCACCCAGGTCCTCGCACCGTTTGGTGAGCCTGACTCTCTCGGTTCTTTGGTTAAGTATCGCGCCAATTCCTCATAACCGTAGTTGTCAATTGGATCTATTTCAATTGACGAACCATTAACCCATAGCGAACGTATCAGTTCATAGTCATTGCCAGTCCCATTGACTATCACATGATGATGTATTCGCCCGTCTCCGTGCTTTGACTCAGTTACATAAACATACTTCAAATCCTGCCCGTGGCGCTGTCTTTCGCTTCTAAGCTGAATCAAGAACCTTTTAAGTAATCTTACAGCCTCTCGTTTTGATGGTGGGAGATGTTCGTCGTCGTATGTTAATGTCAGCACCAGATCCTGATAACTGAAATTCGCCGCAATTACCACTTCAAGCTTATGCCATGATTGTTTTAAATTGAGCTTTTGCCGAGCGGAGCTTGAAGCCTTCAGCTTTGCAGCCCTTACTTGGCCCTCGTCTCTGGGCAGAGCCGCAGTATATACGACTCCATAGACAAGTCTCCCAGCAGTAATTATTGTTCGTCTTTTTGTTTTTGCCAAAATTTGCACCTCCAAGCGCGAAAATGCGGGGCGCGCAGCCCCGCATTCCCTTTTCAGTTCTAAGAGTCCAATCTGGACACATTCGTTATTCGCATTCCGCCCAGCCTTTGAGGTCTGCGTAAATATTGAGATCCCCCTGCGCTGAATCAAATGTATCCCGCCAAGGAAGGGACCTAAGACAATGCCAGCCGTCGGAGCCCTTTTTCTCCGGCTTCTGATATCTTGCTTTAAAACTATTCTCGCCAAGTCCCGAAGTGACCTTATATTTCCAACCGCGTTCATCTATGTATGACTTAACGAGTCGACAAGAAGACGGCTCCGGATGCGGCGTTCCGATGATGCCGGGATAGACGGATAGTTCCTTGCCTATGTTCGGACACATGCAGCAGCGACTGATGTTATATTCCGGCATTATTCAGTCCTCCAGTTCCAAAGGCCTTGCGCGCCCTTTGCCGGAATCGGCTCGGTCAGCATTTTCACATTTGCAAATTCCCACGCAAATCGGCCTGGGCTAAAATCTCCGAAAAGCAGTTCGTTGCCCTGGATGTACTCTTTTACGTAGTGGGGCCGCTGAAGATAAACACTAAGCTTTTTGCCGCTACCATCATCAAGTATTCTATGGCATCCGACCAGCTCTGCTGTCGCGATAATTTCACCGCGCGGAAGTTTATCCCAATTGGCGGTTATAGCGCAACAATCGGTGCATCCGGGCCACAATGCTTTTACAGCGGCGTCAGTAAACCTAACGGGCAACTCACATGCCCATGGACCAACGTAGGTTTTTCCCGCATGAATTGCTATCGGCTCACGGAAATCCCGAAGTATCACGGATTACCCATATTATTAGCCTACTTTAACGGGCACCAATCCGGAACACCTTCAAGTACAGAAGGTATTTCAATAGGTTTGCATTTCATCAGCTTGCAACGATATGTATTATCCTGTATTGACTTAACAAACCTAATTTGACAATAATGGCAAGCCTCACAGCACATTAATCCCTCGCTCCTTTCACCTGATCGAGCTGCTGCTTCCGGTTCTTGATCATCTGGGCGGCGGCCAGGAGCGTGCTCGACTTCTCTTTGTCGGCCTTTTTCTCGATCGCGTAGGTTGTGAGAAGGTCAACCAACTTTTTCGGTGTGTATATTTTACTCAAATAAATTTGCCGTCCTTTCATGAAAGCGCTGATACTCTGCGCCCCTGAAGAGCGGTATGTTTTCTTAGCGCCTGGCGGCGGCGTTGCTCCCGACAGCGAGGACAGCGGAGATTTTCTTCCCGCTCGATGAAAGTAGATCCACAGCGGACACAGTATTGCGGTCTGATCCGGATAAACGCAGCACAATCATCACAATTCGGACAACCGGCAACGCAGCCTTTAATCAGGTGCCAGTTCATACACATCTCTTTTTGCCAATATCCGTCGAAGTTCAGTTCATTCAGACGCGCTTTAAGGACGGATATCAGCCGTGTCTGAAGTGCTACGCGCTCAAAGGCCTCCGCCTTCTCTTTTCGTTTCTGTTGACGTTTATTTCCGATATATGCGCCGTTACCCCAAATATCCAGGCGCGCGGCGCGGTGTTCTACTCCGGCATGCGTTCGACCCAGCGTATCCGCAATATCCTGGATTTTTGCGCCGGACCGATATAACATAACGAGCTTAGCATCTTCCTGCGCCGTCCATTTGAAACATCCTCTGGGCTTTGAGGCCAGATCTAGCTTGCGTTTCGCCTGAAGCCATTCCGGTTCACATCCAAAGGCATAAAGTTCGACACGCCGACTATCCCATTTATCAGGATTGAGCCAAAGCCACTCCATAACGTCCGTTATTTTTATGTAGGTGAAATATTGCTTACCGCGCGGTGAAATCCGCTTAAATTTCAGTCCGCATTTAGGAATCCAGTAGTCTGTAATAGCGTGTATGTCAACACCTAACAGTTTTGATATCTGAAGCGCTGGCAAATACTCACTGCTGTCCTTAAAGGTTCCGAGACCGAGGCGTTTTGCTTTAATATTAATCGCAGTCTCACTGCGTCCCAGCTTTTTAG